CGTTATGCAAGATCTAATGATAATTGCACAATCGGTTTTTGTGGTCTAAAATATTCTCCTGTTTGAAAATCATATTGAAACCAATTATTTGAAAATTTATTCCAATAAGTATCTTCATTTATAAGCATGACACGACCGCCACAATCATTGCATTTAGTGTACGACTTTGTGATATTGTGCCAAACAGCTTCACAACCAGGATCGGGGCAAACCTTAATAAGACCTTGCATAACAGCACCTACCAAAAAGGCGGGGTTATGTTGTTTATTGATTGGTCTTTCTATATTCATAATTTTGTTATTTAATAAAAATGATCGCTTCGTTTTCCCGCCCTTCTGGTAGCTGCAAAACGAACGTTATATTTAAAATATTTTTACTCCAATTTCTAAAAAAAGGCTGGTGCGCCAATAATTGTTTTCCCTTGGGGCGGTGTCTGTTCTGAACTGTCTATTAATCCAGGCACCTATATATACACCCCATGTTGATATGGTATATTCATACCCAAAATTAAAACCAAGGGAGCCATTAGGTCCTGCGTTTTGAGTATTAGGGCTTCTGGTGATGCGGTTAATTAATATGCCGCCGTGCAAGCGGCTCTTTTCTGTATGAATAAAGTTATAGCCGGCGGTAACGCCTGTATGAAAATAATCGTTCCCCCTGAGATTGGGAAAGTAAAAAATTTCTGGTGCAATGTAAACGCCATTTGTAAAGCTAAAAGTGGCTTTTATTCCTATATTAAAGCCGTCTTTAAAAATTGCCCCGCTTGAAAACGATCCAAAATTGGCGGTTACTGTTTTTCCAGATTCAAAGGGCGAAAATTGTGCTTTGACGCTCCATAATGGTAATATAAAAAATAATAAAATAGTTATTTTTGTTTTCATGATTTTTTTGTTTTAATGGTTTTTATGTTTTGTGCTATTGGCTTATAAAAAATGTGGGTTGTTTAATTGTTTAGTTTTTTTTAAAGGCTTTTTTTAGTGTTTCTACACTAATAAAAACCGGGATGCCTAAGTCGGCACATAATTTAATTTCTAATTGGGCCCCCTTGCTGTTTGCTGAACATGGTAGCGCTAACACTGCGTCTGCTGTCATTAATGATTTGATGCAAATTTTCATTGCCTCATTCCAAGGGGTTCTATAATCCACTACTTCGGTGAGCGGATTGATGGCTTGAAAGCCAAGGTCTTTCAATGCTTTTTCCTGAGCGCCAAACTTCATTGAACATTCAGCCATTGGTTCGCCGGTTACTTTTCCTGCGATGTAGATTGTTTTTTTCATCTATATTTTTGTTTTTATACCAGATAACTGCTGCAAAGTAGAATCCAGCGATTAAATAAATAATGTAGGCTATCTGCATTCTGTTTGGGGTTTTGTTAGTGTTTTGTTACAGTTATCACACTTTATTACTGTGGTTTCACAGGTTACAACTGCTGATATAACTATAATTGAGGTGTGTGTGTGTGGACAATTATTCATTTTTAATAAATTGGCGTATGCGCTTGTTTGAAAACTCACGCACTAGGTTTAAATTTGTGTTTTCTATTTCTCTTAAAATTTTTGTGGCTTTTAAAACTTCTGTAACATTAATACAGCCGCAATAAATCAAAGCAATGTCAATGTTGTCATATTGTGGTGTCATAACTCTAAGTCGCTTATAGGTACATATATCATTTTTTTGTTTAGCCATTCGGCAATTTCGGCAGGATCTTGATCGTAGCTCAAAATGTAAGCTTTGTTGTCAAATTTTCCTGTAATTTGACTTTTCAGCCAAAAAGGTTGTCCTATTTTTAAATTTTTTGTGTCCGCCTTAAGGTCGGAAGGTTCAGCTGGGCGTAGCTTTACCGGCACTTCTATTACGTCGTTTTTTGAAAATAGTGTCATATAAAAAATTTTAGTTCTCGTTTTATTTATAGTGAAATGGGCTTTAAACTTTCCACACTTCCACATCGTTGATTTTCAATATATTATATCTTATTTGGTGTGGAAAGTGTTGGAAACTCAAAACACCTTCCACATTTTCCAACACTTTCCACACACTTTCCACACTTATTTTAATACTTAATTTTTTCATTATCAATAAGTTAGACTAGGTGTGGAAATGTTGGAAACTCAACACACCTTTTTTAAAAATATTTTTAGAACGGTAAATCTTCTTGATATTGCTCTTTATCGTTTTCATCTTTTGGGGTAACAGGGGATCTATCAAATAATGAATTTTCGTTCAATTGAAATTCTACTGCATGTTTAATTTCTTCGGTTACCGGAATACGGTTTAAATCTATTATACAGGCGCTGGTGTTTGGCGAATCCTTACCAATTCCCATTCGCACAGATTTAGCGTCTTCAATATATGCTTCGTCTTTTCTTATGGTGTCCATCATAATTGTTTTGCCTGGTGCCGTGTCGTGGTATTGTAACCACCATTGACGTTGTATTTTATTATAGCAATTTGTAAAGTTGAAATACATCCTGTAGCCCTCGAGTTTAAAGTCACGACCAATGCGCAACTGGTCTGCCGTCGTTCCGCGCATTGATGCCAGGAAACAATCCCACCATCTGTTAATAGTGCTTGCAGAGTTGAGTTTTCTTGTTTGTGTGTCGATGCCTGTTTGGAAGTGCTTAAGCATGTCGGCAAAACTGAAAGGAAACGAAAGCACATCGTCAAACAGTTGATAAAAGCTGGCCAATACCGCCGTATTTGAAATCATCCGGCTTTTAGCGTCTGGCATCCGTTCGTTTAGGGTAGCTTTTAGTTCACGAAATTTGTGTAGAAAATTTAGCTCTACTGTTTTTCTCTGCTTTAGTATTAGATTTGTAAATCCTGATATACCGTGTTTAGTCATGTCTGCCAACTTATCAAACTCTCTTACTTCGTCCTCGTTAAATAAGCTTTGGCTCATTTCTTCCCATAATAGGCGTGTAATTAATGCTTCGGCATCTGGGGTATAATTTCCAGTCATAATAACAGAAGAAAGAATTGGAATGCTTTCTGTTCCTACGTGGCTGTCTATGTTTCCGCGCTTGTACCCACGACGGTCCCAAAGGCCTTTAAGCACACCGTCTAACTTGCTGTCTCCTGTTTTATATTCCGAAAGATGCGATATCATATTACTAAATTGTGCAAACTCTCTTACCTGCGCCTTGATGGTGGACACCCCTCCCTCTAGGTTGATGGCTGTTTGTGGGTAACCAAAAAAGCTTTGACAACATTCTGCCAACTGATCCTTTCCAGAAGAAGCGGGACCATATAAAAACAACATAGGAAAATTGCCAAGTTCTTTCACTACAATGTCTTGAAACGCGCTTGCAATGGAAAAAAGGACTGCCGTAATAGCGTGGTTTCTATGTACTAAAAGCATCTGAGCCGCATAATTTTGAAAGGAAACGGCCGGCTCAATGATTACCACTTTTTTTTGAGCGTCGTATTTAAAAGCGTTTCTTTTGTAAATTTCGTTTGCTGAAGGCACATAGTAGCTAACGCCACCCTCTTCAAACACACCGTTTTCATTTACTTCTTGGGTTTCTCGTTCTGGAAATGTTACTCCGTTATTCCAACACCAGAATCCCTCGGGTTGCCAACCGAGCACATCTATTTTCCGGCCGGTTCCCATACCGTCAAAAAGATAAGCTCTTAATTTTTGGTGATCCTGTCGGCCGCCTGTCCAAAGAAAATTACCGTGCGCTGTAACTGCATTGTCAAACGCCATAGGCGTGTTTATAGCCTCACTTGGGCAATCAAATATTTTTTCGTGGCCGTGGATGTTTTTGATGCGGAGAAGTTTTAAAGGAAACTTTTCGTCCTGCATATGTTGAATGATGTCGATAGAAAAATTAGAAACCGAATGAAAATAATATGGAGGGCCGTCTTTGGATTGACACCATATTTGATTAGCCGCCATAAAGAGTTGGTACTTTTTTATTGTGGGCAGCAGTTTTTCAAGAGGGGTTTTTACTTCCGCAGGAATAATATACATTTCTAGGTCAGTGAAATCAACGCGCCCATCCTTAGCTTTAATTTCTACCTTGTTGTCAAGCAGCTCCTTTTTTATCCATGCTTTAATGTCGGCTATTTTAACACCGCTTTCTTTGGCCAACCACTCTGTATAAATGGAGCGCATTGCTTCGTCTTCAATTTTAGCAACGGTTTCTACTAATTTTTTTGCGCCTCTGGCCTTTGATACTTTTGATCCTGCTATGTAATTATCCAATAGGTATTTAAAACCATCCGTTCTAAGGGTTTCATCGTCTAGGGGTGACAGGGTTTCTTTTTCAACGGTTTTAGCATAAAGGCGCACAAAATCGTCAGGATCTAAACCCGGGAGCTCGAGCAGCTCCACGCGAAATCCTTCAGCAAGAAACACCGGTATATATTTAAGCACAGAGGCTTTGCCCGCCTTGTCTGGATCCATACAAAAAATGACTTTACTGCAAAGTTTTTTGAGTATTTTTACTTGTTTTTCTGAAATTGCAGTACCACAACCAGCTACTGTATTGAGAAGATTGTTGTTTTGCCAGGCAATAACATCATTATACCCTTCGACAATCCAAGCCTCACTCTTTTTTGCAATGGCATCACGAGCTACATCCATACCATACCATACAGTTTCCTTATTATATAGTATGGAATCTTTACTGTTAATCCACTTAGCTTGTTTTTTGTCGGGTGACAGGGTTCTTCCGGCAAGACCTACGGGATAAAGACGCGCGCCTTTTTTTTCTAATATAGGATAAATTACTCGATCATAATACACGTCGCCACGGTCAGATATTAGGCCTATTTCAAGAGCTTCGGCTTTAATTCCCTTTTCTACACAGAGGTTATACAAAAAATTGTTGCCCGGCGCATAGCCAATCTTGTATTTTTTTACGGTGGCGTCGTCATATTTTCTTCTGTCATAAATTTCTTTTTTTGCAGGGTGATCTTCCGGAAGCTTAAAAAATAACTCGTGGTATTTATTTATGGCCGCCTGCAATAATGGAGTAAGCTCTTGTTTTTTCTCTTGTTTTTTTAAGTAAGCTTCTGCCGCTTTGCTGTCTTCATATTCTACTTCATATCCTAGTTTTTTAGCAATGTATTCTATGGCTTCGGGAAAAGTACAGCCTGTTTTTTCCATTATAAAGGACACGGGAGAACTCCCTCCTTTACCAGTACTAAAGTCTTTCCAAAGAGATTTAGCTGGAGATACGGTAAAGGAAGGCGTGTTCTCTGAAGAAAAAGGGGATAAACCTTTATAATTTGCTCCTGTTTTTTTTAGTTGAACAAACTCTTGTATTATTTGAACTAAGTCGCTTTCTTCTTCAATTTTTTCAATAAAATCACGTTTAATATAAGGCATAGTGAGGCGGGTGTTTATTGGTTGGTTTTGGTATTATTACTTAGAAGTTGTGTGTTGTCAAGAACCTCAGGAGAAACTACGGTTATGTTATTAATAAGAGCCCTCTCTAATTGAATAGCGGCAATTAAACAGTCTATTTTTGCTTGAAGCCCTGGCAGCCTATCCTTTTCTTCGCCATCGGTATAATAAAGCCGGTTTGATAATTGTGTTTTACGAGCCAAAAGCTCGTTGAGCTGGGATTGGAGATGTGTTATTCTGGACATAGCGAGGGTTATATTTTATAATTAATTGAATTTTTATTTTAAAAACTCCCACCCGGGGACGGGAGTTTTTACATTACATAGTTGCATAGCGATTAATATATGCTCAGAAAGAACGTATTATTTGAAATCACTCAAATAATGTTGAGTTCAAGGGCTTTGATGGTAGCCTCTTGTTTTGTTTGAATGCCCCCCAACTTGGCATAAAGCTTTTGTTTTAATTGGTGAAAAGTGCCAAGCGCAATAGTAAGAGCGCCTGCTATTGCGTCATTAGTCATTGCTGTGGTAAGCATTTTAAGCAGCTGCACTTCGTCACCGCTTAATGTTTCTCCTTTATAATTAGGAAGCGCACATATAATCCCCTCGCCCTTACAAGAACCACGAAGCGGGCAGTCCCAAAATTCAGCAGAAGAAAACTTGCCATCCACGATGTCGCCTGTATTTTCTAAATCGCCATAACGGCATCTTGCAAAAGTTTCTATTTGTTTACTTTCAGATTCGGGGTGCCAATCTTTTAATATTTGGAATGCCTTCGGGTGGCGGTGCATTTCTTCATTAAGAAGCTGATAAATAGGAGTGGGGAGCTCATAAAATTTTTTAATAGTTCCGTTCATTATTACTTTTACTTCTAATTCGTAATTAAAAAACTCAACTGAATTACACAGCATACCAGGCAGAAGCCTTTTGGTGTGTTTAATATTAGAATTTGTTGTCATATCTGATTGTTTTATTTATTAAGAAATTTCCTCAATGCTTTTTTGAAGCTGAAGTTTTAATACTTCCTCTTCTTTTGCCAATTCAATGAGAAGGTTAAAAATGAAATGATTTTTAATGTTTCCGTAACGAATGTTGCGTATTGTAGAGCCCGTTAAAATTACCCCCTTGGCTTTTGCTTTTACTTTAATATCTGTACTGTAGCCAAAGTTTAAATTTTCAAATATTTCAGAGGCTTTAGTGGCCTCATGTAAACTCATGTTATAAAGTTGAATGTATTTGTCTATATTTGTCATATTGCGTTTGTAAGCGTTTGTAAGCGTTTACAAATATATTCATATATAATTGACTTTTCCAAATAAAAGGTCATATATGTTTGAATTTTAACATTTGTATTTTATGGGAGTAGGGCTAAAAATTAAGAAACACCTTGTGGAAAAGGGTATCACTGCAAAGAATTTTTCTGAAAAAATTAAAGAAAATCGTACGCAAGTGAACGCGTATTTAAATGAAAAACTAAAACCTAGTGTAGTTTTTTTGTATAAGACTATTGAGTTTTTCCCTGATTTAGATTTAAATTATTTGTTTAGAGAAAAAAAAGAGCTAAACGATGTTGAAGAAGTTTATGAAAAACCCCCAGACAAGATTATAGAAGACATAGAAATGAAACTGCTTGAAATAAGTAAGCGGGTAACGCTACTCAAAAATCATTTGTCACAAAAATGACACTGTAAAATAATTTAATTATGATAATCAAATAGTTAAGTTCTGTTTTTTGAATCCCTCCGCGGTCACAAAGCACATTACAATAGTTGTATAGCCGACTTACAATTAGCTTAAAGCGTTAATTGTTGGTTGTTTATTATTTATTACAACTATGAATACTATGTTACTTTTTAGGGGTTTTGACACAGAATTTGACACAAAAAAAATAGCTGTGTCAATTAAACATCATTTTTATATTAGAAAGGAGGTAAGCCGGTTTGGGCTGTCTCAGGTTTATCTAAGCGTAAGCAAGGGCAGGCGCGTGCGATTGAGGCTTGGTGTAGAAGGAAGTCCTCTGGATTGGCTACCCAAAAAACAACGCTTCAGAGAAAACTGCCAATACAACCTTGAGCAAAATATGGTCCTGGACACCATCTTTTCACATATTACTGAAATTATTACTACTTATAGACTACAGAGGCGAATGCTTTCGCTTTCAAAATTCATAGACGAATACAATGCCGCTATTCCTAAAAGGGATTTTGTTTCCTTTTTTGGTTGGATGCTTGAAAATTCAGTAAAAGAAAACGTTGGATCAGGAACTTACGGAAGACATAAGGCTGTCTTGGAAAAAATAAAAGCATGGAAGCCCGAAATATTGTTTCACGAAATGGACGAGGAGCTTCTTAAATGTTTTACTAGACATCTAGCTGTTTCGCTAAAAAACAAGTCCACAACAGTAAATAGTAATTTAGCCGTGGTTAAAAAGTATGTTTCTTTGGCAGAAAAAAACAAGATACCTATGGCTATAGGCGCGTCTGATATTAAAATTGGATCAACCTCGGGCGGCAAAATAAATCTAAAGGCAGAAGAAGTAAAACGCCTGCGGGAGTTTTATTTTTCTCAGTTTATAAATGATAGCCAAAGAATTATTTTAGGATATTTTTTATTTAGTTGCTTCACTGGATTGCGGCTTGGGGACATAAAAGATTTAAATAGAAAGGATATTTTAAAAGACTCTTTTTTGTTTGTTGCTAACAAAACAAAGCGATGGAAAAGTTTTGAAAAAGAACTTAAAATAACGCCAAAACTTCAAAAAATAATTTTGCACGAACCTAAATTATTTGTCTTAAAATTTACTGGAGAATATATGAATCGAGAACTTAAGCTAATGGCTAAGTTTTTACACATCACAAAAAACATATCGATGCACGTTGGGCGGCACACCTTTGCAACTAACTACTTGCGCGCCGGTGGGACTGTTGAAAAATTACAAAATCTTTTAGGTCACTCTAAAATAACAGAAACAATGGGATATGTTCATGTGGTAAGTAATGAGGCTCAAGAGGAGGTTTTATGGTTGGATGAATTATATTAAGGTTTTTGTTTCAATTTCAATATATAACAGTTCTGGCGTTGTGTTACTTCGGCTTATGCGCTCGATAAGGTGATAGTTTTGATAGGCATAGATCACCGACTTTACTTTTAATGTTTGAAGCTTTTCGGGATGAGTAAGAAAGCTCCAATTATATGTGATAGTTTTTAATAGAAAATCAAACCAATCTTGATAGTGGTTTATATAAACAGAAGGAATCATTAAGGGTGACGGATCCATAGCTCTATTGTTTCCGGAAACAAGGCCATTGTACATTCCTATAAACAGCATATTCTTGTCGTCAAGAAAGTCGTGTGCTGATATATAACCGCCGACTGTTTTAAGAGGTAACGGAAGGGCTTCAATGGTTATTTCTTCGGTATTGTCTTTTTTTATAAAGGGCGTTTGGACATGGCCATTAATGTCTATGTATATTTCTGGATATTGGTATTCGGGAAAAGCCTCTGTGTTTATCTTTTGAAATTTAAAAACAAAACTTTTGCCTTGGTTAAAGTAAATTTCTGGGTGTTTCACTTCAAAATCTTTAAGACTTATAGCATTTGCCGTGTTAAAATAGCGGGTTAAATAATTCATTGTTGCAACTCCGTTTTCTAAAACTAGGTCAAAATTTTTCCACGTTCTACAAATTTCAAAAAGTTTGCCGAAAGTGATATCAGGCACACATTTTGTTAACTTTATTTCATTAGGAACAATAAGTGATGGTAGAGGATTTCCGCTTGTGTCAAACTTTGTTAATTGTGTGACGGATATATCGGCAATCATTGCTTCATAGTCTATTACTTCGTCTATCTGTGCAAATGGAAGGTTATCTGATTTAAATATTACATTTCCTTCTGTGCCGTAAAAGTCAATTGTAAATTCAATGGTTTTAAATTCTTCTTTATATCGTGATGTAGTAACAAAGTTTGAGCTCCATATGTTTGACCCGTTAAATAAAAACAAGGCCGCGGCCAATCCATATTTTGAATTGTTGTTATAATTACCTCCTTTTTTGGCGCGTAGCACAACGTTTCCGGCAAATTTATATCTTCCTGGCTCCGGCAATATTATAGTTTTTTCATAGCGAGCAAAAATGGGAGACATTAATAAATCATATTGATTAGTGGTTACGCTAAATTGTATGCTCTCGGTATTAATGGTTGAATAATATTCCGAAAAATGATAAATAAATGCCTTAGAAAATTCAGAATCTATTAATATATCACCCGCCAAAACATATCCGGCGTCTTGAAACCCTTTTTGAAGGATGTGTAAAAGAAATGGAAGTGGCTGAAGGATGTTTCTGTTAATTTGAACGTCGTTAACCGCGTCGTACTCGTTAATAAGCATGGCGCCGTCCTTATAGTTGTTAATAGCGCCTTCAAAGGCTGCCCATTGAATGTTGTCTTTATCTATTTTATCGGTAAATATTTTTGCAAAACAAAAATTACTGGAAGGCCAAACGTTGTTAATTCTAGCATTTACATAGGTGAAAATGTTAGATGTCACAACTAAATCTTCTAAGGGCAACTCGCTTAGTTTCTTTTTTGCGTTGGGTAATTCTTCAAATCCGTATCTAATTTGTGCAGAAATTACTCTTCCAAGAATTTTTTCGACTTCTAAAACAGCCTCATGGTTTTCTCCCTGATTATAAAATCTGCCCTCAAAATAGGATGTTCTATTTTGTAGGTTTTGATGGCTGATATAATTAAAATCGGCGTCCTGCTCATCGGTTAGTTCAATTTCTATGGGATAGGTATATTTTGTAAACAATTGGTTTGAAAACCAACTGTTTTCCTCTACCATAGCAAACTCATGGCTTGCTAGGTCTAGTTCAAAATTATCGTGGATAAATTTCAGAATCATTGGGTAGGTTTATTTCAAATTCAACTTCGTAGCTATACAAGTCTCTGTCTGTGTCATTATTTTCAATTTCTTTATTAACTGGTATTAAATTTATAGGGGCAATGGCTTCGTCTCTCGACATTAGAAAGGCTTGCTTGGAACGCATTAAGTCTGCAATTCGCCGAGCATCTTCTTTTAGTAAAACTCCTGTATTACACGTTAGTTTTTGGCCCTGTTTAACTTCTAGTTTTTGTAATTGTTCTAGAAATTTTTTATAAGTATTTATGTTTTTGTTTTCTAAACTACACTTAAAAGTGAATGACCCAGTAAACTCCATTGTTTCTAGTAGTTCATACTCATTAACCCAAGCTATGTGATAGCTTTCTATCCCCTCAGGAAATACTATATATTTTTGTGAAATTATAGGTTGTTCTAAGGTTGTCAAACCTACACGAAACATTCTTAACTCAATAACATCACCTTCGGCATAACTAGAAAAATAGTTTACATAGTGAAATATGCGGTGGCTTTGGGGCGAAAAATTGAATGTTTTATTAAAAACTCCATTTACGTAGGTGGATATTCTTATTGCGGTGTTTGCATAAAAATTAAAAAGTTTAACAGAATTTATGGTTACCCTAGTGGGTTTTTCATAAAAATCAAGTATTGCAATTTGAATACTATTTTGCAGAAAGCCGGCATAACTTAGAAAGCGCGGCGGGCGTCTTCCTTTAATAAATTTGACATTGTTAAAATCGTCTGTAAACATTGTGTTTCCCGAAATTCTGTTTATAAAATTAGCCTGAACGTTTACCGTTGCGGGCTGATACATATATTTGTAAAGAGGAAGTACGTTTGTGCTAATGCCAATAGAGGCAGAGCCTAAGGGTAGGTGGGTAAATCCTATTTGGTTTAGGTCGTTTAATTTTGTCATTAGGTTTTTAATTACTTTTCCTATGAAAAATTCGGCATAAAAATTATGAATACCAAAAAGATATTCTAAATTTTGGGAATTGAAAACATAAGGAAAGTAGCTCGAAATGTTTGTATTCAGGTTTAAATTTACATTAAAAGCTGATGAATAATGAAAAGAGGTAATTGTTTTAAAATCATCAGTAAAATTAATGCCGTATTTGTTAAGTCCTAAGTTTACGCGCGCTATTACAGTAACCGTTATTAGTACGTTTTGTGTTCTGGTGCCGGAGGTAAACACAAGCGTTGCGGTGTACGTTCCTGGAGATAAAAAGGCGGAACTAATAGGGGCTAAAATTACATGAGCAACGTTTAATAATTGTTGGATTTCTACTGACAACCAACTTGGTATTGCTGATATTACTAATGTTGTATTTCCAAGCCCGGACACAGATATTGTTTGTGATGAAAAGGGCAGTTGTTGAATTATGAGCCAAGATAGTTCTGTGGGTACAACAACTAATGGTGGTGGAGCAGGAACCAGAAAGGTGGTTAAAGATATTGTTTCTGTTGCGCCTGTTGTGGTTTGTATTACTATTAAATCTGAGTAGGTGTTTTCTTCAAGCTCTAATGCGCTTGCATTAAGGACAATGGTTATTGTTGTGTTTCCTGAGCCATTATAGGTTGTATAGCCGTTTAATGTTTCTACAAAGGTTATTCCTGTTAATGATATATATGAAGGAACTTGAACTACATAGGGGCCAAACGAGGTAATATCAAACGTGGTGTTTGGTGCTATTGCTTCATCTATTACCTGATAAAAATTAATTTCTTCTTTTGATGCTTTTAATTGCGTTTGAGACAATATATTAAGCACAACTGAAAAGGTGTGTTTTTCTATTTCTATAAGCTGTGTGGTGGCTAATTTTCCTAAAACAACAAAGTGTATTTTAGTTTCAGTGGAGCCATGTAGCATACTGTTAAATGACTGAAGCTCTAATGTTGTGGTAACCTCTAGGTTGTTGGGCAATATTTCATAACCTGGAGCGATTGCGGCGGCAATTGCTCCGCTTACTGTGAGCCAGTTTTTTTCTTGTTTATTGATTATTGGGCGTTCCACTTCTACTTTTACATAAATATTTGTAAACTCGTTGTCAATGAGTTGTTCTGCGGTGGCTATGTCAAGCTGAACGCCGGGGTTAAGATAGTTTTTTATAACTGTTGCTATATTTATGTTTGCTGGTTGTGCTGTACCTGCAAAATGATTAATAATAAGAGGGTTAGGCTGATCAAATTGCCATTCTATAGTGGGTATGGCTGCGCCGGCGGTAAAGCTTTGGGTGGATGATAATACAATATTATATGGCATTGGGTTTTGTGTTTAAACGGTTAAATCTTCAATTTGTAAGGTGTTGACGGTTTTTATATTCATAAGGGGCTTGTGCCAAATTTCAAAAAATACATCATTCCAAATCATTTGAACGCGGTCTGGAAAGTTAACGGTAACCGTGCCTAGACTTTCACCAAGATTTTTTTGTATTTTATTAAATATATCGTCTAGTTTTACTCCAAAAGTTATAACTGAAAGCTCTACTAGTGGGGCTCCATCAATCATTAACGCAAGGGTGTCTATCATTGCAAAATTAGCTTGAATGGTGGGCAAGTCAGCATATTTAATGATTTCTTCGTATAAAAGGTTACAATAAACGTTTATGTCTGGGTTTTGAAAAACCTGTTGTTCTGTGAATGCTGCGTACATTAGTTGTTTCTTTTAGATTTGTTTTCAAAAGTTTCTAGGCGTTTAAATTCTTTCCTAAGCCTATATATATTGCGCATGTCTTTGTCCATTAAAGCGGTAACTCCATCACGGTCTAGTTTTTCAAGAACAGCGGTGTTTCTATTTATAGCAGAAGCAACCATTGTCATCATTTCCTCGTTTATTTGTGAGCCGCCCTGTGTAGAACTATCGCTGTAATGCCCATTTTCAAATCCTCTAACTCTTGATAGTTCCCGATAGAGCGAATCTTTAAGTCCGGGGTCAAACTGTTTGAGGGTTCGCCCATCAATAATCATTTCGGGAAAGTTTTTACCTCCTTCTCCGGCCAAAAAAACCGTGGGCTTATCAACCACCCCGCTGCGCGACTGCCCTCCAAAGGATGCATTAAAGGCTTTACCATCCTGCTCACGACGCACCGGAATCGTAGAGTTGTTATAGAAGCCTTTTTCATAGCCCTTGGTGGTTAATACCATAGCTGCCTGCGCAAGGCCTAACGCTCCTACAAAAGCGGTTAAAATGCCGGCCGAAATACCAAAATCAAATTTAGGGACCTGCGCCCAAATGCTCATTATTGCCATAGCAGTGTTTGTGGCTATAGAAGCAAGTGCCATTACTTTTTCGCGTTTGGCTTGTTTTTTAGCTATTTCTTCTTTTTTCTTTTCGAGCTCGGCATCCATTGCTTTGATGGAGTCGTCATATTGTTTTTGTGTGATTAAACCACGGTCTAACAATTGTTTTTGTCTTTCTTCTTTTCGGTTGAAGTTTTTTTCTAAGGCTTTTAACCTATCGGCATCCTTTTTATTTTGAAAATCAGAAAACATAGCATAGGCTTGCTGCATGGCCATTACCCCCATAACGGCATTTGCGAGTAGGTTTTCCATGTTGCTAAAATTAGTAAACATGGTATCCCATTGTTCCGGAGTAAAGCCCAGTATGTCTGTTTCGCCGCCTAAACCAAGGGCTTCTAATCCATTGTCTGATGGTGCCTTGCCTTGCATTTGAGCAAGAAGTTTATTTATTTCGGCTATGGAAAGCCCTAATTCCTGAAGGCGATCTATAATTTGTTGTTTTTGTTCTTCGGTGATTAGATCAAGGCTAAAGCCTTCAAACTTTGAGGTGTCTAGTGTTTTTTCAATTTCTTGTTTTAAGCTTATTGCAGCGGCTTTTTGTCTTTCTAAGGTGTCTTTATTAAATTGATCTTCTAGCGCTTTTTTTGCTTCTTCATTATTGCCAAGTTCAGCTAGCTCATTATTATGTGCTATAAGTCGTTCTTGCTCTTCGCGTTTGAATTGTTCCTGGCGAATGGCAATGTCTGCTTCTATCCCGTTTTTTAGTATTTCGTTTCGGCGTTGTTGGTGAAGTCCTTCTTCGGCTTCTATTTGGTTGTTTATGGCGGTGTATTGGTCTAGTAGGGTAGAAGCTAGGTCGGTATCTCCAGCAATAGTAGCCTCGTCAAAGACTTTAATAAGTTCATTAGCTTTTGTTTGGAGGTCTGTAACTTTGCGTACATGGTTGGCATCATTTATTGCCATTTCGCGGGCAAAGGTGTTTTGTATTAATGCTAGGCGGGCATTTTCGCCTTCGCGCTGCAGCTTTAATAGTGCTTCTTGCTCTTTTTTGAGGTTTTCTTCTCTTTCTTTTTTTGTTTTGGAATCTCCGCCGCCGCCACCGCCGCCGCCGCTAGCTATGGTAACAGGCTCCCATTTTCCGTTCTTAAATATAAATGACATGCCATCTATGGTTTGGGTGTCACCTTCTTTGGGGCCTTCACCTACCCCCATAATGGTTTTAAAGTCTTGCTCTGAAAAATTTAAATCATTTAATTTATTGGCAATCTCATTTATTCTTTTTTGTTGTTTAACAATTTCGCCTTGCGCTGCACTATAAGCAAGAAGCGCATCTCTTTCAGCAATGACCTCAGGGATTCTTGCCATCATCCCTAGTCTTCCTTTCTCGCTGGCGTTTTGAAATTTTTCTGAATTTCTAAGTGCTTCACTTGCTTGAGCCGATAAACGCTTCCGGGCTTCTAGTTCTCTTTTTAATTGTGGTAGTGTTTGTTCCGTGTCCTTGATTTGCTGTTCTGCTCCCAGTTTTCTGGACATTAAAGTTGCCGCTTCTTCATCTGAAGCAATCCGTTTAATGGCTATTTGGTCTCTTACGGCTTGTGTGTTTAATTTGAAGGCTCCTGTTTCTTTGTCTATCTCAATAACGCTTTCTCCCAAGCGGTCCTTTAATTGCAGGGTTATTTCGTCTAGACGCTGTTTTGCCTCTTCGGTGGGTTCAATACCATCCTTGGTTAAATCTTCGTACTCATTAAGTAATTTTTGGCTTTCAACAACTAGTTTTTGGTTGGCTTTTGCTGACTCATATTTTTGTTTGGTTTCCTTAGCAAATGCTTTGTCAACATCTTCAACAGCGCCAATGAGGCGGGCAAACCAATTTACTATACTGCTTAAACCGCCAATGACTGCCGGAGAGGCGAAGGCTCCTAACAATTGTTTTTTAACTTTTTCAAGCGTAGCGGCGAGGTTGTTGTTTTTAAGCTCGTACTCTTTAGTAAGAGATGTGGCCTCGGTAAGAGCTTGGTTTGCGGTAACTTGTCTTTTTCTTAATAGGTCGGTTTGTCCTGCTATGGCTGAAAGTGCCTGAGCGCCACGCGCACCGCCCACTTCAATGTCTGCTAGTTTTTCAACCATAATGGATAGTCCTTCATTATTACCATTAAGCCCTTCGAGCATTCTTATCATTGCCTCATTAGCGTCGGTATTTAATAACTCTGTGAAGTCTTTAACAGACATTCCTGCTATTTTAGCAAAAGTGTCGGTGTTTTTGAACATATCCATCCAAATTTTATTCATGGCTGTTGCTGAAATTTCAACACTTTGCCCTATTTCGTCAAAAGTTGCGGCGTAGCCTATATTGTCAGCCGCTGAAAGTTTTGCTTGTGCGGCAACCCCTGCTTGACGTTTAAGATAGTCTACTAGAAAGGTTTCTGTGTTTGCTCCTGTGGCACCTACTTCATTAAGTGCTGAACCTAATGCTAACATGGAATTTTTAAAATCTTTACCGGTGGCTTCACCTACCTTATAAATGTTTACCATTTTACCTACCTCGCGAATTTCTTCATCTGAAAGGATGTCGCCCAAGGCAACTTTCATTTGGTTAGCCACTTCAACGAAGTCCTTTACGTTTTTAACCCCGGTGATTCCTAAACGACCTGCCTCTGCGGAAAGCTCAAGAAGTTCCATCCTGGCGGTTCTGGTTTTAAACATACCGAAAGACTTGGTGAGACTATCTACTTCGTCTTTGGTCATACCGGTGGTTTTCATAACATCTGCTTGAGCGTCTGAAAGTTTGCCGTTGAAGTCAATCATTTTTTGCATAGACAAAACGAGCCCTGTACCTGCGGCGATGAAGGAGCCTGCCATTAATGCATATTTGTTGAAGCCTTGTGCTAATGAGGAAAGCCCTCCTTGTGCGGCACGTGCTTTTAGGCTTAATTCTGATATGCGGGTGTTAACGGCCTTGAGGTCTGCTTGCAGCTTGATGTATTGGGCAGAACCGGGCACCATATTATTAAGTTGTAGTCTTAATTGTGATGCTCGCTGGCGCAGTTGTCCCATAGTGAGCCCTGTAATGCCTATTTGCTTTTGAAGCTGCTGCATTGAGGCTTTGTTGCCTTTGATAGCTGCGTTGTTTTGGCGCATTTCTGCAGTAATGGCTTTGTAAGCGGCGGTTTCTTTTTTGCCTGCGGCTTCCAAGCGTGTTTTTTCGGCGGCAAGCTCTTTGTTTCGCTGGGTGAGTTTTCGGGTTTGAGTTTCTAGATTGTGTAATTCTTTTTGTGCCTCATTACCGTTGATTATGAGGTTGAATCGTACGTCTTCATCGCGAATTGTTTTTCCCATTGCCGTAAGTTTTGTGTAATGTTACGGCAGGGAAAACAATAATGGTGTGACGTGGGATTTTTGGGGTTTGGTAATAAAAAAACAGTAAGAATATTAAGTTTCTTACTGTTTTAAAAAGAGTAGGGGCGCACAACAGTCGCTAAAAGACATCCCGATAGTCATCGGGACGCCTTTTAGCTTGATGTTATGCTTCAGAGATGCGTGTATCGGGTTGAAAAGCTTTTGTAAGTGGGTTTGTGATGTGTTGATCGTCATCTATAAGGGTCAATTCATTGTTTTGCAACGTCCAAAGAGATCCTGCGTCTATCTCGATGCCTTCGTTTGAGGTGATGTCAATGGTGTTGCGGTAAAACTCCATTTTTTGTTTGTTGATGTTGTGTGACATAATGTTTTTTTTAAACACCCAAGAGTGGAGTCACACAACATCAATGATATTGGGTAGACCGGACTTGCACCGGTTCTCTCTTGGGCTAGATTAAAATTTTGTTTTTTCATTAATGCTTCGTGTGACAAGACAAATATATGAAAAAATAATTAGCTTTTACAAGCCTGCTAATGCTATACTGAAAAAGTATATAATAAATGATATTATAAACACCCAAAAGAAAAATAAAACGTTTTTTAAAATCCTCTCAATTAAATTAACCTGTCTACGCTGTAGAAATAGAAGTCTAGTTAATTTTGTGCTTTCATCTTCACTTGATAAATCATCAAAACTCATGTGATTAAAATTTTTTTTACTTTTTTGTTTTAATTCTTCTTGATAAGTTAATGGTTTTTCTGATTTCATTGATTTAATATTTAAGATTAGGGGTTTAAATATAGTAAAAATGTAATAAACTAAATGAAGGGGGAGTTAATCTGGAGATTATTTCAACATTTTTTTAAGGTGCTGAAACAGATAGATGATGTCTGTGCGGTGTGATGTGTCGTCTGCAGCGGGGGATGTGAGATAGCTTTTTAAAACGAGTTTGAGTGTTTTGCGGTGGTTTTTAAGGCTGTCGATTTCTTGAAGCTTCTGCTTCCATTTTTTTAATTTTTCCATTCTTATTTGGTTTTTTTTTGTTAGTTGCCTAAGATATGTAAGAATTTTCTTTTTAAAAAAAAGGTTTTTAAAAGTTTTGATTTTCAAGTTCTCCTTTAATTTGTGCCACTACGTCTTCTGTAAAGCCAAATGACAAGCGGCGGACTACGTTGTTCATATGGCCAAAGAGTATGCGGTTGTGAATGGGGTGGTTTTTCTTTTTTATTTTGCCCTGGCGGGTGTTGCGGGTTTTCATATCAATAAAACGGTGGCGCGTTAAATGGGTGTGCTGCAGGGTGGTGTTGTTTACTACGGTGTTTATTTTTGTGAGCAGCTCTGTAGAGGTGAAGCCGCGAGAGCTCATAAACTTTAATTGTTCTATTTTTATTTTGTTACCTTCTTCGCGCAGCACTTGTTGTATGAAGCGGTCTTCAAGTGCTTTTCGGTTAGTGCGAGCTTCCATTATAATGGGTAGTCAAGGTTTACGTTAATCACCCATCCATTGCAGGAGGATTTGCCCCACACCGGTGTTATGGTGATGCTTTCGGGTTTTACATATCGTATAACTTCACAGCCTGAGGTGGCATCGTTGAGTATTTTTATAACAATGTCCTGACATTGGTCAAAAGTTTCTATGAATATATCTAAAAACTCATCGTGATTTTGGGCGCTGTAGTCTGTCTTTTTTAAAACATAAAATGCGGTGCTAGGCGTGAGAAGGGCATCGTCTATGTTTCTAGCGCGTGTGCCAAAGTCTGGTATCACGCTCATTAATATGTTATTGTCTGACTGCTGGTGCTCACTCAGGAAGTGAATGAGCTGGCTGTCATCAACCACACAACGCCATTTGTTAAGTCCGGCGATTTGCTCTTGAATTTCTTGGGTGTACTGTTTTAACCAGGTGATTGGGTTCATTTTTGTTTGTTTTTAAGTTTTTGTTCTTGTTTGTAATTGTCGATATCGCGCTTGCGCATATCATAGAGGCGCAAAATCACTTCCCAAAGAGGCGTGTTGCGCACTTTTTCATAATCACCAAAAACTCCTGTTTCTGCGAGCTGGTATGCAACAGACTTCATCCCTAGGCTTGGAATGTCACTTTTGTAGCCTTCGGGACCTATTTCTTTATATAAAATAGTTAAGTCGATGGTTTTTCCTTCCCAAGATACTTGTGTGTCATTAATAAATAGTTGAAAAGCTCCAAAAAAGGTAAACATGCCGTAGGCATAACCAATAGGGTATTTTTCTAGCTTTTTTGCCTCTTTTTCGACGGTTTCTGGATTGTATTTGGGTAAATAGAAGGTGGCTAATAGCATATTAAGTAAATGTGCCTCTTTGTGGGTGGCATATTCAAAATAAAGGTTTAGTCCGTCTAAATATTGTCCAAAAGTGACGTTTTTAAAGTAATCGGACGGTCCGTGGTGAGTATCAAACATAGGTTTGATAATTTCCATTGGGTTGTGTTGGAAATTGAGTTTAACGGTGTATTTTTCTTCTGAAACGTCAAAAAAGCTGTCAATTAGTTCTGAAAGTGCATAGATGTTTGAAAGCTTGTTTTGCTCCTCGATGCTGTTGAGTTTTGTGGTTGACTTTTCAATATTGAGGAGTTTGTAAATGGCGTGGATGCGCAGGTCTTCATAAGAGATCTCGTTTGCGTTCCACTTGTAGAGCAGCTCATTAAATGCCACATATTGGTTTGTGTCGCAATATGCCAATTCTGTGGGCATATATAGCATATGTCCGGCATCGGGAATTGATATGGTGTGGTATCCTTGCATTATTTAAAAAGGTGGTCATATTGGACGTTAAGTCTTTCCATTCTATTGCTAAATTTTTCCATGGTTGCGGCTTTTACTTCTTCGCTATTTCTAAATTTTTTAGGTATAAATTTGGAGCGAGCATCTAGTCCAAAGTATTCCCTCCAAAAGTTGTTGATGTCTTGGCGTAGCTCTACTCGTTGCTTAAATTGCTCCTTAAAGAGTTTTTCCATGTGGCGGTTTGCTTTTGAGATAAACCTCCTACGGAAGAATTTTGTAACGGCAAGCTTGATGATTATAAAAAGGGTGATGATTGCATTGATAATTTTCATAGTGTTGGGCTGTTTTTAAGTGTCAATAAATGAGTCGCAATTTTTGAAACCCGGCGGAATGATTTCTTGAGGGGTTTCGATTGGGGCTAATAATTCTATTGCAAAATGTTTTGTCATTGTTTTTTCTATTTCGCGTAAAGCGGAATCTGCATCCTTCTGAAACTTCTGTGACATAGAGTCCACTTCCATAGCTTCGGCGGCTTTTCTTGCGCTAATAGATGATCGCTCTGAACGTATGCTATACATTATGGCGTCTGGAAAAAGGGTAAGCTGCAGGCGTGGCAGACCCCAAGCGAGCGCGGAATATGCACAGGCTTCCTGAATTTGTGATAGTAACAAATCTTCGTTTATTGAAAGGGGGGTGCCTGCCAATCTTTTAGTTTTGATGCTTTGGTAAATGGTGTCGCCTATGCGGGGAATAATGTTGCGTTTTTCGCATAAGGCAATACCAGGGGCAAGCTTAAGGAATAATAAGCGAGAGTCGATTGTGTAAAAGTTGTTAAACTCTGCAGCGTTGCGAATGAGGTACTTATGTGTTTCTTTATAAGCATCTGAGGTCTTCCAAGAAACTTCGTTTGCATCAAGGTGTGTAATGAGGTCGTCAATGGACCGGTATGCTAATCGTTGTTGTTCGTCATCTGCCTTGATGGTCATCCACTCAAAAGGGTTTGCTTGGTTTTCGTCGTTGCGCATCTTCCGACCATTGGGGCCGTGAGAGAGATCGTTGATTTTGCTGAAGTATGTGTATGCCTGTAAACAGATGGCTGTTTGGGCTCTTTCTACTAAAGGGGTTTTATTTTCTGCAACATATGCGCCTTGTATGAGTGTGTAGGTGGGCAGGCCTATTACCTTAATCAAATCGTTAGTTGCGCTAACGATATGTGGTTTTAGCTTTGCAAATTTAAAGTCTGCGTCCACAAACCCAAGTGCGTTTTTAAACTCTGTGGCGAAAAGGCCTGCTGTTTTTTCAAATAATAAATCCATTACACTTGATTTTTAATGCGATCATTGCTGCTTGTGTCTTCTTCCCGTTGTGGAGAGATGTGGTAGAACCCTAGTTTTAAGTTTTTGTTCGGGAAATTAGCTTTGATGGCGTAATTTATTGCTTTTAATACTATCATTTCTGGGATGTCAATTCCCGTAATGAGGTAGTTTTTAAGGGCGTAAAGTTGTTCTGAGCCGCTGTCTGCTCTTCCACTTTCACCGGAACCGGTTAGGGCTGTGTGCATACCCACTCCTGCTGCTGCCTGTCTATTCGCGTGCTCAGATATAGTGATTTGTGCTTGAACAAAATCTTTAATGTTTTGATCAATGGGTTTTATTTCCCATCCGTGTTCGAGAACTTTTGTGTTGTCTACTTCAAGATATTTAATGCTGTGCCAAAACTTTCCTGTATTTTCGGCGTCTGAAAGAACTTTAGATATTTGTCGTAAGAAGTCTGTTTTATACTCTTGTAACATTTTTTCTTCGTACTTCTTGTTATTATCTGCACACCA